GGTCTTACCAAAACTCACCACAAGCATTTGGCTCATCACCACTTGGCTATGGCTGAGCATCACATGCACATGCACAAAGGCGGCCATACTGTTGCCTCTCATGTTCCAGAGTCTAAAGACATGGGCGAGATGGGTTTGAAGCATGGCGGCAAAGCCAAAATGAAACACCACTACGCCAAGGGTGGCTCTATCGAAGGTCCTAAAGTGACCAAGGCTGCCGGTGGCAAAAAAGAAGCACGTGCTGATGAGCGCGAAATGCGCAGCGGCTTGATGGGCATTGAACACGGTGAGAAAAAACGTGCTCACGGCGAACACGCCATCCAAACCAAAGGCCATACTAAGGCAATGATGCCCAAGATGGCTGGCACTACAACTGGCATGAAGCATGGCGGCAAAGCCAAAATGCACCACAAGAAATAAGGTGAAAACATGAAACACGATCACGCTCCAATCCACGGTCACGGCGTTGCTCCCCATAGCCATGAGCACAAGCATATGGTTCATCATTTGGAAGAGCACAAAGCCGGTGGCCACGTGCATCACCACCACCACTATGGCGAGCACGCTGCTGGCCATGTGAAACACCACGAAGCTGTTGAGCATCTGCACAAACATCAAATGGGCATGAAACACGGCGGCAAAGCCTGCTAAGGAGTCATCATGGTTGACAAGGTTTATACGGCGGACCAAGGTCAGCCACCAAAAGAACCTGATGGCGCAACGGCAGGCAAACAGATCCCTAAAAAAGATCAACCTGAACAACTTGGCAGCGCCATTGTGGTCAAGAAAAAACACGGCGGCAAAATCTCTTCCGCCTCTAGCCGTGCTGATGGTATTGCCGCAAAAGGCCATACTCGCGGCAAAGTTTGCTAAGGAGACATCATGTCTGAAAAATGGATCCAGCACGCTATCAAACGTGCAGGCGCTTTGCACAAGCAGCTTGGCGTCCCTGAAGGAGAAAAGATCCCTGCCAAGAAGTTGGCCAAGGCAGCAAAGAAACCCGGCAAGCTGGGTCAACGCGCTCGCTTGGCTGAGACTCTGAGAGGAATGCACAAATGATGGCAAGTCGCGGTATGGGGGCAGTCAACCCCTCCAAAATGCCCAAGGGCAAAATGAAAAAGCGCCGTGACGACACTGACTTTGAGCAGTTTTCCAAGGGCGGTAAGGCTGGCTTGTACGCAAACATTCATGCGAAACAAGAGAGAATTGCTCATGGCTTCAAAGAAAAAATGCGCAAACCCGGCAGCAAAGGTGCTCCCACTAATGCCGCTTTCATCAAATCGGCTAAAACCGCAAGGAAAAAGAAATGATCCTGATCAGTAAAGATGACGCGCTGTTTATTTACAACGAGTTAAATCAACGCGCACAACACCAAATCAACGCCTACGGTATGCCAGATGCAAACCTGATCGTTGTCATTGCAGACTTGGCAGGTCAACTTGAATTGCTAATTCAACTAGACGATGATGAAGTGGATCCAGTAGCGGTAGCAGCGTTTTTGGCTGATGAGCCACATGAGCAGTTTGATGAAGATAAGGCTGCAAGTGACGACACAGCTCCTGCATCTACAACACCTGAAGCTTAATCATGTCTATCAACTCCGGTACAACTACTGGAACGACCACCTTCGACCTTGACTTCGCTGAAATAGCAGAGGAGGCTTGGGAAAGGGCTGGCCGTGAAATGCGTTCCGGATATGACTTGCGTACTGCACGCAGGTCAATGAACTTGATGACCATTGAATGGCAAAACCGTGGGATCAACATGTGGACAATCGACCAAGGTACGATTACCTTGACGCCGGGATTGAACACATACCCACTGCCAACCGATACGATTGACTTGCTGGACCATGTGATTCGCACAAATGCCAACAGCACATCCAATCAATCCGATTTGACGATCACGCGCATTAGTGTTTCTACCTATGCCACGATTCCAAACAAACTGACTCAGGCTCGTCCTATTCAGGTCTGGGTGCAGCGCATGTCTGGAGAAACCTCTACAACAACCATTCAGGTTGCCTCTGCCGTTGGCGCAACAGACACTACGATCACGCTTTCCAGCACAGTTGGCCTAGCTGCAAACGGCTATATCCAGCTTGGATCGACGGGTGGTGAGATCATTTACTACTCGTACATTTCTGGCAACACGCTGCAAAACTGCTTCCGTGGCCAAGCCAATACAACCGCCTCCGCCTATTCTTTGGGTTCGGCTGTCTATGTGCCCAAGTTGCCTGCGATTACTGTTTGGCCAACGCCAGACAACTCAACCACCTACACATTTGCATACTGGCGTCTACGCCGGGTGCAAGATGCTGGAGCGGGTCCAAACGTGCAGGACATGAACTTTCGCTTCTTGCCGGCAGTGGCAGCGGGTTTGGCGTATCACATCAGCATGAAAGTGCCTGATCTTGTTCAGCGCGTACCCATGCTTAAGGCTGCATACGATGAGCAGTTTGATCTGGCTGCCGGAGAAGATCGTGAGAAGGCGGCAATTCGATTTGTTCCAAGGCAGCAATTCTTGGGCGGTGGTGGCGGGGCTTACTGATGGGAAATAGATTCGCATCAGGTAAGTATTCGATTGCTGAATGCGATAGGTGCGGCCAGCGGTACAAGCTCAACCAGCTCAAGATGGAAGTCATCAAGACCAAGCTGTACCAACTCAAAGTTTGTCCTGAGTGCTGGGACCCAGATCAACCTCAGTTGCAGCTTGGCATGTATCCAGTGGATGATCCGCAGGCGGTGCGCCAGCCTCGTCCCGACATTACCTATGTCACATCTGGCATCAACGTTCTTGGTTTCCCAGCGGGTGGCTCACGAGATATTCAATGGGGATGGAATCCAATTGGTGGTGCATCGCAGTTTGATACAACCCTGACACCCAATAATTTACTTACCACAACTCGGGTAGGTACAGTTACAATTTCCACATCCTAAAGGAGCTGCTATGAAAAAGGCTGAGGTCAAGAAGATTGCAGATAAAGAAGCTGCAAAAGAGATTCACAAGCATGAGAAACACATGCACAAAGGCAAGGCTCCTACGAAGCTTGCCAAAGGCGGCATTGCCGGCGTAAATCAAGCAAACATGAAGTCTGTTGGCCGCAACTTGGCCAGAGCAAATTACCAGCGCGGAGGCTAATATGGCAGTCGCAAAGAACGTCAAACCAACCACCAAGAACAGTCCTGCTATTGTCAAACCACAGGTTGTCAATAACGGTCCTGCTTCAGAATATGCCAAGCCTCATCGCATGAGTGGTGCTCCATTGCATATGCGCGACACATTGGGTATTGATCCCGATAAAGACTCAAACACTGGCAACACTGTTGTTCCAGAAGAGAAAACTCGCATTCGTGGAACTGGCGCTGCTGAACGTGGCGTTTATGCACGAGGCCCGATGGCATGAACTACAGTCAGCTCGTCAATGAGGTCAACTCGTATCTGGAATACACATTCCCGACAGTTGACATCAACACATTTATTCAGCAGGCTGAACAACGGGTTTTTAACTCCGTTCAGTTTCCTTCGCTGCGTAAAAATGTGACGGGCGTGCTAACGACTGGCAACTCATACTTGTCATGCCCCAATGATTTTCTTGCCCCTTATTCGTTGGCGGTTTATTCAAGCGTCACCACTACGGCCACGGGAACTGTCAGCACCAATACCATTACTGTTGCGTCTAGCACTGTGATTTTTGCAGGGCAATCCGTTTCTGGAACCGGCATAGGCAATCAATGTAAAGTTCTTGGAATTTCAGGAACAACGGTAACTCTATCTCAAAACAATATTTCGGCTGTATCTGGAAATGTTGTTTTCCAGACGGATTATTTGTACTTGTTCAATAAAGATGTGAACTTTATTCGTGAGTGCTATCCAACATCAAGCTATCAAAATCAACCAAAGCACTACGCATTGTTTGGCCCACAAAGCTCTGCTCCTCTGTATTTGTCGTTCATGGTTGGGCCAACTCCAGATCAGAACTACAGTGTTGAGCTGCATTACTTTTACTATCCAGATTCAATCATCCAGTCTCCAATCACTGCGCTAGGAAGCATTTCAAGTGGTGGCTCTGGGTATATAAGCGGTACATATTACAACGTTCCCTTGTCTGGAGGCACAGGGACATTTGCTTATGCCACGATTGTTGTTACGTCTGGATCTGTGTCTTCTGTAACGCTAACGTCTGGTGGAACTGGTTATGTAGTTGGCGATTCTTTGACTGTTGCAAATACGTATTTGGGTGGCGTAGGCTTTGGGTTTTCCGTTCCAGTTTCCACGATTACCAATCCACTTGGTGAATCATGGCTTGGAAATAACTTTGATTCTGTTCTTTTGTATGGCACGCTTGTTGAAGCGTACACCTATCAAAAGGGCGACAAAGATCTTATTGCTTTCTACGACAACAAGTACAAGGAAGCATTGGCAATTGCTAAACGCCTTGGGGATGGTTTGGATCGTGAAGATGCCTACCGCTCTGGTCAAACACGGATTCAACCCATACCATGAGCATAGTCCAAGGCCAAACCACAAGTTTCAAATACCAGCTTTATCAAGGTGGTGTTTTCAACCTGTCTACAGATTCAATTTACATGGCCTTGTATACGGGCAATGCAAATATGAATCAAACGGTTACAGCATACACATCGACAAATGAAGTAGTTGGCACGGGCTACACGGCAGGCGGTCAATTGATGACTGGCATCAGCATTAACTTTGACGCAAACAGTGGCGTAGCCTATATCAACTGGAACAACGTGGTTTGGTCGCCAGCTGCATTTACAGCTCGTTGCGCATTGATCTACGATCAAACTGCCAGCAATGCTTCTATTGCCGTAATTGACTTTGGATCAGACAAAACCTGTTCCAATACTTTCACGGTAACGATGCCAGCCAATGCCTACAATACAGCTTTGATCAGGAGCGCATGATGCTAATCACAACCACCAAAGGCGAAATGGATGACTCTCTTCTCTTGAAAAAAGAAGGCTCCATTGACAATGAAGACGAATACACGACTTGGGTTGAATACTACTTGGATGACGAGTTGGTACATCGTTCTGCCCACGTTACTTTGAAAAAATCACCATTCATGGATTTAGTCGCCGCATCGCTGGCATAAGGAGAACCCCGTGGCAAATACCCAATCAATGTGCACTTCTTTCTTGGGTCAGCTGATGACGGCTACCCATAACTTTGGCACGTCACCCATTCGCGCCGCAAGCACGGCAGATACATTCAAGGCGGCCTTGTATGTGACCACGGCCACCATCAATGCGGCCACAACAGCTTACTCTGCAACCAACGAAGTAAGCGGTACAGGTTATACAGCAGGCGGCATCACGGTTACAAACGCTACGGCCCCCTCCTCAACCAACTCATCATCCACTGCTGGTGTTGGTTACTGGACTCCTTCTGGTAACTTGGTTTACTCAACAGTTACTTTGACAACTGCGTTTGATACTGTGTTGATCTACAACTCATCTCAAAGTAATGCTGCTGTAAGCGTCCATACGTTTGGTTCTCAAACTATTACCGCTGGCACATTTACTTTGACAATGCCATCAAACACTACGACAACTGCTTTGTTGCGCTTGTCCACCACCTAATAGGTGATCTATGGCCTTCGGCTGGGGTTCCGGCAATTGGGGTGACGGCCTGTGGGGTGGATCCCTTCCACTCACGGGTAACTCCGCCTCTGGAAATACCGGAACGGTCACGCCGAATATCACCATTTCCATTACTGGAGTTGGTGCTTCTGGCTTCGTAGGAACGGTAACACAATCTAATTCGGTAACGCTTACCGGAAATAACGCCCAAGGGGGAACCGGAACTACTGGTGTCAACATAACTGTTGCATTAACTGGAGTTGGCGGATCTGGCAATGTAGGAACCGTTTCATTTGGCATATCTCGGACACTTACGGGAGATGCTGCATCTGGATTTGCGGGAACGGTATCAGTATCTAATTTGCAGGCTTTGTCTGGCGTATTGGCGTCTGGCTCTGTTGGAACAGTATCAAACGGAGCAAGCAAAGCAATTACAGGCGTGGCAGCATCTGGAGCTGTCGGCTCTGTCTCTGCGTCAAATACAAATAGCATTTCAGGTGTAAATGCCAACGGCTTGGTTGGCGCATTATCTGTTCCAGTGGGCGGGGATTTTGCATCCGGCTCTGTTGGATCTGTAAGCACAAACATTACAGTTTCCATTACTGGCATCAATGCAAATGGTATTGTTGGAACTGTAACGATGGGCGCAAGAACTGCGCAGCTAACGGGCGTTGGATCATCTGGTTTTGCTCAATCACTTGGCGTTAGCTACTGGGGTTTAGTCGTTGATGATGAAACGGCTTCATGGCAAAATGTGGATAACAGTGACACCCCCGGTTGGACCAGTGTTTCTGATGATGAATCACCAAACTGGGCACCCGTTCAAACTCAATAGGAACTGACATGACGATTAACTACACAGCATTATTGGGCTTGGCAGAGCCGGTAACAGGAACCGAAAGCGGTAACTGGGGTGATGACGTTAACCTTGGCTTGACTTCTTATCTTGACATTGGTATTGCTGGCACGAACAACATTACCCAAGATTCAGATATAACGCTCACCATTACTAACGGCAGCAGCGCAGGATCAAACATTGTTGCCTCGCCCAACTCAACCACTGCTCAATATATGCAGCTGTTGTGTACGGGTTCGAGAACCGCCAACAGAAACATCAACGCACCAAACTCAAGCAAGATGTTTGTGGTCAACAACTCCACAACTGGCGGATACAGCATTGTTGTTCGTGGTGCAACAGGGCCGACTACAGGCGTGACGATTGCCAACGGCGAAAAAGCCATTGTGTTTTGGAGTAGCGTAGCATCTGACTTCGTAAAGATTTCAACAAGCCTGATTAGCCAGATGGGCGGTATTCTTTCGGGAACTAACGGTGGCACAGGTGTAAATAACGGCTCAAACACAATCACTTTGGGCGGCAACTTAACCACAAGCGGAGCCTACGGTACAACCCTTTCGGTTACCAATACCACCAGTGTCACCCTTCCCACATCTGGAACTCTGGCTACATTAGCTAATGCAGAAACATTTACAAACAAACGCATTGACCCACGTGTCAGCAGCACCACTTCTGCTTCGTCTGTCACTCCGACTATTGCTTCGTATGACATCTATGCGTTCACGGCTCAAGCCGCAACTCTGACCATCAACGCTCCGACTGGAACACCAGTCGATGGTGACAAGTTGATTTTCCGCATCTTGGACAACGGCACACCTCAAACCTTGTCTTGGAACGCCACATATACAATTATTGGTGTTACTTTGCCAACCACAACGACAGCAAACAAAACAACTTATGTGGGTTGCATTTACAACTCAAACAACACTCGTTGGGACGTTGTAGCAGTGACCACACAAGCATAAGGAGCAGACATGAAGATCGACTTCGCATTCAATACCAAGTACGGCACATTTTCGGACGCATTAAATTTTGAGGATGACCAACCTTTGCCATCCGATGTTGAAATTGAAGCAATGAAGGCTCAACGCTTGGCAAACTGGATTTCTCATGTAACCGCACCACAACCCAACTATGTTTTGGATGCTGATGGCAACATTGTTTTTGATGCAGACGGCAATGCGTTGATTCAGGGGTAAAGCATGGCTAACAGATATTGGGTAACAGGCGGTACTGGAAACTGGAATAGTACAACCAACTGGTCTACAGCTACAGGGGGCGCTAGTGGCGCATCTGTTCCAAGCACGGGTGATGCTGCTATTTTTGATACAAGCTCTGGTTCAGGTACAGCTACGCTTGACATTAGCCCAACCGTTCAAACTGTTAACTTAACTGGATTTGCTGGAACTTTAGCATTTGGCACAAACAATATCTCAGTTAATTCAACCGGCACTGTTTGGACGCAAACTACATCTTGTACTATTACTGGAACACCAGTTGTTAACATAACTAACAATAGTTCAACAACAATAAATGCAGTTTGTACATCGGTAACGGAATCAAATTCCGTCAGCATAAACATTACCGCAGCAACGGGTCAAGTTGGAACTTCTGGAAGTTTTAAAAATATAGATTGCACTGGTTTTTCTGGAACCTTCTCTAACAGCGTTAGAACAATTTATGGAAATCTTAAATTGGTTTCTGCAGTTACCGTAGCTTCTGGAACAAACTTAACAACATTTGCAGCGACATCTGGAACTCAACAAGTAACCACTGCTGGTTTGACATTGGATTTTCCAATTACTTTATCTGGAACAGCTACGGTTCAGTTGCAAGATGCAATTACTCTTGGAACAGCAAGGGCATTTACATTTACTGCTGGCACTCTTGATTTAAACAACAAAACATTAAGCACAGGAACGTTTGCTTCAAGTAACACAAATACACGAACTCTTGCATTTGGTACAGGGAACATTACATGCACTGGAACTAGTTCAGCTTGGAATACGGGAACAGTTACTGGGTTAACAATTACAGGAAATCCTGTCGTGAACGTAACAAATTCTGGTTCTACTGGTATTATTGTTACGACTGGCGCTCTGTCAGAGGCAAACTCTATTAGTTACAACTTTACTGGTGGAACTTATGCTTTGACATTTTTAAATGCTGCTGGATATACGGCTAAAAACGTAGACTTTACTGGTTTTGCTGGAACATTGAACGCTATATCGTCCACAATCATTTATGGAAACTTGAATATATCAAGCGGCATGACAATAACTGCAAGTGGCGGTGCATTGTCATTTGGCGCAACTAGCGGCACAAAAACTATTACGACTAATGGAAAAACGTTGGATTTTCCAATCACCATTAACGGTTCTGGCGGCACGTTTCAACTTCAAGATGCTCTTACACAAGGTTCTACACGGCAATTTACTTTGCAAAACGGTACTTTGGATTTGAATGGTAAAACGCTTACTGTGGGAACTGGATTTGTCACAGGTGTTGGAACAAAAAATCTGACATTTAACAGTGGAACTCTTGTTTGTCCAGCTGCAACAACTACAGCATTTAGTAATACCAATGCAACTGGATTTACTACAACAGCTGGTACAGGTGCAGGCACGATCAGCATGACTGCTGCAACTGCAAAAACTTTTGTTGGCAACAACATAAACTATGCAGCAACACTTCAAAATGCAGGTGCTGGTGCATTGACTGTTAGTGGCTCAAACACGTTTACGGGTATCAGCAACTCCGTTCAACCAACCACGTTTACATTTACCTCTGGAACCACTCAGACCGTAACAAACTGGAACGTCAGCGGCACATCTGGTAACTTGGTGACCATCAATGCTACAAGTACAACTGCGGCTACATTGTCTAAATCAACTGGCATCGTAAGTTCAGACTTTTTGGCAATTGACCATTCGACTGCGACTGGTGGTGCTACTTGGTATGCTGGTGCGAACTCTACAAACAATGGCACTAACACTGGATGGATTTTTAGTGCGGCTCCTAGTGGAAACAAGGGCAACTTTTTGATGTTCTTTTAAAAAGATGTGGACCCAATCAGCCTGCTTCTCATGGCGCAAAGCGCGGTGGCTGCTATCAAAAGCGGTTGCCAAATGCTCTCCGAAGGCCGGGCTGAGATCAGCAACTTCAAGAAAGGTGTTGAGCAAACCATTGGAGACGCCAAGGCCATCTACAAAGAGATCACTGGGATTTGGGGGTGGTTCAAATCACTGTTTGGTGCTAAGCCTGTTGCCGTGGAAAAGGCGGCAGCAAGTGTTGTGGTTAGTGAAAAACCTAAAGCCACAAAACGCCAACCCGAGCCAGAGCTTACCTATGAACAGTTTCAGTCAAGGGCTGTCCACGAGATTTGCGAGCACCTAAAGGTTTACTTTGAGGCAATCAGGGAGCTGAACGTTCACTGCCAAGAGCTGGAAGCCGACTCCAGCACAACGGAAAAAGTGGCAACGAATGCCATCGACCTGATTGAGATTCGCTGGCAGTTGAAACAAATGGGTGTGCAGGTTAGGGAGGCAATGGTGTACACACCGGAGGAGTTGGGGCTACAGGACTTGTACTCTAACTTCTTAAAAACGTACAATGAAATTCTGGAAGAGCAGGAGTTTGCTCGGCAAGTCAAGCAGAAGAAAGAAACGGACGCAAAATGGCGACGCGAACTCCTCAGAAACCACAGAATAGACCGGGCGTTAATAGTGGCTACGGTGACTCTGCTGGTGGCATGGATGTGGGGCTTTCTACTGTCGTTCAAATGGCTCGTGACGACACGCGCTGGTTTGTGGTCGGGATAACTGTGTTGGCCGTGATCATCTTTTTGATTGTGCCCATCGGCGTGCTGATTGCGATTGACAACGAAAAGCGCCTGAACGCTGCGGAGCGTCGGATTGACAGAAAGATTCAAAGGCTTGAAAAGCTGGAGAAAGAACTGCAAGAGCAAAGGGATAAATGATGAAATGGATTCTGCTTTTATTGTTGCTTGCCGGCTGCGAAGATCGCTATCGCTACCATTGCCAAGACCCAAAAAATTGGGGAAATGAAGAATGCAAACCGCCTTTGTGTGTCGCCACGCAAACCTGTCCTGAATACTTCAATAAGCCGTCAAATGTCAAACCAAACCCCTGAACTAAAAAACGCAGACACCGCTCGATTTGTCGTCAGATCGTTTTGCGTGGCATTGGTGTTTTTGATCATGCTGTTCGGATACAGCATCGTCTTTACTGAGCAACCACTGTTCAACGAAGCGCCTGCGGACAAACAGATTTTTGGCGTGCTGATTTTGGTGGTCGGTCAAATCCTAACCATCTTGGCTAACTATTTGTCTCGTACTACTGGCAGTGCTGCAACTTCAACGCCTCCAACACCCATAAACCCGTGTCAATCTCAGCTTGGGTATCAGCCTTTGTCGCCCATAATGAATCAGTATTCATCGCCTATGGGTATACAGCCGATGGCGAATAACTTTACAACTGCACAGAATAACTATCCAATCCCTGACAACGTAGGAATGGCTTGGACACCACCTGCTGGACCAACAAACCCGCCTCACCACCTTGAGCCGGATGAAGAGCGAGCAGCCATTGCAGCCGCTCGTCAAAGCGTGAAAGGCCAATGATGTTTAGTTTGTTCAACCCCTACGTTCTCATTGGCATCGTTGCCATAGTGGTTGCCTCCTTCTTTGAGGGGCACCACATTGCCTACCTTGAGCAAGAGGCCGAGATTGCCAAGCTCAACGAGAAGGCGCGTGGGCTTGAACAAGAGGCTGCCCAGCGTGTGACCGACCTATCAACTCAACTTGTG